TATAGTCAAGTATGTTTTGCACTTTCTATGCAAAAAATAGGTGGATGTTTTATTATTAAAATGTTTGATTTATTTACACAAATTAGTATTGATATATTATTTTTATTATCAAATTATTATAAATCTGTTAATATTATGAAACCTAATACAAGCAGATATGCAAATTCTGAAAAATATATTATATGTAAAGGATTTTATAGAGAGCTATCAAATAATACTATTGATAAATTAATACACTCTTATGATAATATAAATAGTGAAGCTATTCTAAAAAAAATAATAAATATTGATATACCTTATTTTTTTATAAATAAATTAGAAGAAATAAATGCTATATTTGGACAACAACAAATTGAAAATATAGCACATACTATTTCATTAATAGAAAAACATTCATCATATAAAATAGATAATATTAAACGAGAACATTTTATAAAATGCATTAATTGGTGTATTAAATTTAATATGCCATATAATATACAAAAATCTACTAATATGTTTATATATAATAAATTATTATTAAAACAAGAACAATACTTATGTAAATAAATAATATTCTATTAATTATAATATTACATTAAGCAGCACCCATAGAACGGGCATTGAGTAAAGCACGAGCACGGGAACGGGCAGCACTGCGAGCGCGGGCAGCGGACCGACCACGAGCAGCAGACCGACCACGGGCAGCAGACGCACCACGGGCAGCAGAAGCAGAACGACCACGAGCGCGAGTGCCGCGGCGTCTAGTAGAACGGCTATGAGAACGACGAGTTTTCCCTCCAAACATTATATATATATCTATTTATAAAAAAAAATTTTGTTAAATAGATATATTAATTTTATAATTGCTAAATAATATACTTTTTTATTTTATAAACTAATATAAATTATTTAATATAAAATAATATTACTTAATATTTATAAAAAAATTATTATAAATATTGATATTACTATAATTACCAAATATTGATATTAGTATAATTACCAAATATTGATATTACTATAATTACCAAATATTATCTGAATTATTCCACCACATATTATCTCCTTTTTTCACATTATAAAGTGTTTTAAATATATCTAAACGCGAAAGTGGACAATTACATCGGTATTTCTCTAAAGGATGTGGATTTATTTTTAGTTGAGATTGTAATGCTTTTTTTTTTATAGATTGTCTTGCTTGAATTGCAATATATGCATAAAATCCTTCTAATGAAATTTTCTTAATAATATCAATATCATTATTGGCCTCTTGAAATAATAATAAATATTCTTCTACTAATGCTAGTCCAGAAATATCTGCTAAATCTTCTCCTATACTTATAGATGCATCAAATACTATGCCATCTCTTAATGCAAATTTTTCGTATTGTTTAATTACATCATTGATTTTAAGCTGAAATTTTTTTCTATCAATTGGTTTCCACCAATCATGCATTTCTCCATTTTCATCAAAATTACTACCCATATCATCTAAACAATGTGATAATTCATGTGCTATAGTATACCCTATAAATGCTAAATTATATTCTATTCCTCGTTCATCTAAATCAATAAATGGTTTTTGCAAATATGCATGAGGAATATAAATACAATTATCTGTTGGTGTATAATAAGCATTCACTACATATGCCTGACTTCCACCCATTTTAACACTATTCCAATCAATATCAGGAATATCTATATTTATTATTGTTCCTTCTAAAGATATTGATTTTTGTACCCTCCAGTTAGACAATAATTGCATATTTTTCCAAGGATTATTACTTTTATAATCTAATAAGGGGTCAGGTCTTAATTTTTCTGGATTTCCTATAACTATTTTCAATTTATTTAATTTTAGTATTGCTTTATCTCGTGTTTCTGGTGATAACCAAGTATTTCTAGTTAATTTATTTATAAATATTTTTTTTAGGTCATTACCCATTTTTCTAGTATATTCTATCTCTTTATCTCTATTATTATTTAATATATATTCTTCTGTTAAAAATGTATTAAAACAAGCAGATACAAAAAATAGTGGAAAAATTTGTCTAGGTATCATACTTTCTATACCTTGTAAAAATTGCCTATAAAATTTAAAATATATAACTCTCCAATCCCAATTCATTATAATATGCTGTCTATAAAATATAAATAACCAATATATTTTCCATTCAGGTGTATTCCATTCTTTTTTTAATAAATCTAATATGCACGTAAAACCATTTATATTACTTATAATAATTTCTTTAGGAATTTTATTATTTGGATAGCCAATTTTTTTTGCAAATAATCCCCAATCAAAACTATATTTATTTTCTAAGTCGCGTCTTGATACCTTATTATAACTATCATATTCATTACTATTTTTATATTTTTCACACCCTAAAGCAAGTATTATTTTTTTTTCTATATTCCATAAATTTTCTGGATTATAATTTTTATATTCATGTGGTAATACTGTTTTAAATGTATCACTAACCATCATTAAATATTTATTTTTCATTGCAGTCTTAAATTTTTTTTCATTTGGTGGATCATAATCTTCAATAAAATAATAATTATAATCATATAATATTAATTGTGGCATAGATAAATGACTAATATGATAATTTTTTCGTTTCTCATCTGGATATACTTTCCATGTTATAGGTGCAGCCCATGAAACGATTTCATTTTTATTTATATGACTCAATAATCCATAAAAATCTTCATTTTTTATAAAATTTTCTATAGTTAATAAAATTTTCTGAGCTTCTATTAATCCTGTTGTTTTATCTGAATTATATATAGAATTATATACAGCTGATATAGCTTTTGTTTTTTTGCAAGTTGGATTTTTTTTTATATAAGATTTTATTATATCAACCATATTATTATATACTTTATCTTGAAGTATTCTAAAATTATCTATTTGTGTAAAATATTTTTTCCCATGCATTAAATCTTTTTCTTTACTAGATAACCAAGCAATATTTATATATGAATAAAAGTCATGTTTAATCATATGTATATTTAATTTTTCACTTTTATGTAATGTATTTTGTAATGTAGTTTTATATTCTCTATATGATGATAATATTTTATCCATAGTATGTAATTCAGAATGTATATTTATATCAAATAAACTTCCTGATTCACTACTAAATGTTTGTAGATTTAATTTACCTTGTTTTTTTATAGTTTTTTTTTTTTTGATAGCATGTAAAATTAATTTATTAATAGGTTTAAGAGTTTTCATATATATATATATATAACTTTTTAAAGTTTATTAGTTTTATTCTTTTTATTTGTTTTATTTATTTTATTTGTTTTATTAAATTTTTTTTTATTGATTTTATTATTATTATTATTATTATTATTATTATTATTATTATTATTATTATTATTATTATTATTATTATTATTATTATTATTATTATTATTATATTTCATTCCAGATTTAAATAATGTCCATGGTCTAGTCGGTCTATCTAATAAATATGGACTAAATCGTTTCCATTGCATATGTTGAGTAATAAATGCTTCTGTATTAAACCCTATATCACACGATGATCCCCATTTAGCCATAAATGACATATTTTTCGCAGACAATGTATCACATGCAATCCCATCCACGGCGCCTCTTGGTTGATAAGGCAATGGCCTATCCGCTTGACTCATAAATGCTCTATCATCTAACTCATAATGAGAACACACTGAACGAGAAGAAGGATTAATTTTATTTAAATATACATCATAATGATCTGATATTATTTCTTGTGCTAAAGCAATATTTATTTTACCTTTATGTTGTTCCATTAATTGTTCCAACCTAACTTTTCTCGCTCCTTGATGTCTTCTTATATCATCAAAACCGCTATTATAACATTCTAAATTTCTAATCCTAGGGTCATATGTTGCATTAAATCCTATAAAATATCCATTCTTTTTTTTTTCAATATTAGTATATTCAAGTCCTAATTCTATACGCATTATTTCATTATTTTTAGTATCACCTATTAACCATGAATTTGCATAATCTCCAGCATTATTAATTGTTAAAAATGATACATAATCATCTAATGTATTTGCATATTGCATACATTTTCTTATACGACAAGTTATTGGGTCGCCATATTTATATTTAGTAAATCCACCTATGGTTGTTTCTGTTCCAATAAATCCACTACCTGTCACAAAAAAATCTGTTTGACTAGATATACATCCTGGTCCTCCTTGATATAAAAATCTATTCCCATTAGTTGGTTTTACATCTATAATAAATCTAACTGTTTGTCCTGATAAAAAATCATCAAATGAATTATGCGCACAACATATTTTACCATCTTGTGTATAATTACCTATAGCCATAAAAGCTGAACATCTATCCTTAGACCCACCTTCTTTTGGTATTAATTTTATAGAGTTATACGTGCTTGTATTTAATTCTGGTATATCATTTATATATTCAGAAAGATGCGATATTGCATATTCTATAGATGCCATATTATTAAATAAAATTAGTTTATCTAATGTTATTTTTGCATTTCGCTTATTAGCTCCATCTGTTATACCTTTTAATTCTTCAAAAAATTCTGGATGATTTTCTTGTGTTGGTTTTTTAAAAAAATAATTACTAACTTCTAAAAAAAAATTTAAATCTAAACCGGTTGAATCATATAAACTAAATTTATATGTGTTAAAAGCATCCTTTATTTCATCTGCTAATAAATAACCATGTGCAAATCCACGCTTATAAGGAGTTCCTTCTATTGAAATATATGTCCAACCATTTAATTCAAATTTATAGCCATTTTTTATTTTCATATTATATATAATATTTATATTATATTATATTATATTATATTTGTATTATATTTGTATTATATTTGTATTATATTTGTATTTGTATTTGTATTTGTATTTGTATTTGTATTGATTAACAATAACAATAACAATGTCTAATCATCCAAATTGGAAGATATATATCAGGAATATTACCATATTCATTAAAATTGTAATAAGTTGGATTAGAATTATTTCCCCAATAAATATTATCATTAATACGAAAATTTTGATTAAATTGAGGTATATTATAATCAATACCAGCAAACATATAATCCATATGTATAACTTTATTTGTTATAAAATTAAGTTGAATCGGAGGTACTCCATTAGTAAAATATTTTGAATTATAAAACATATAACTCATATCTGTAACTGAAGATGTATCAAAATTAGTTATTACTATTTGATTAGCATTATACCCCGTATTATTTGCAAACATATAACTCATATTTTTTACTGAAGATGTATTATTAAATATTAATGGTTTATACCAGTTAACAGCACCATTAAACATATAACTCATATCTAAAACATTTGTGGTCGTAAGAGTTAACTCAGTATTATGATTATTAAAATTAGTTGCTTTATTAAACATATAACTCATATCAGTAACAGCAGATGTATCTGGTTGGAATAAAATATCATTATTACCATTATTAAATAGTGATGCACCATCAAACATATGACTAGTATTTTTAACTTGTGATGTATTAGTAAAAGTTAAGACTTGATTAAAGTTAACGGCATCTTGGAACATACCACTAATATTTGTAAGCAATGATGTAGTAGTAAATGATAATGGATCATTACCATTATTACCAGTATCACCATTATTAAATAAAATTGCCTCATTAAACATATTACTCATATCAGTAACTTGTGATGTATTAGTAAAAGTTAAGTCTTGATTAAAGTTAACAGCACCTTGGAACATACCACTAATATTTGTAAGCAATGATGTAGTAGTAAATGATAATGGATTATTACCATTATTACCAGTATCACCATTATTAAATAAAATTGCCTCATTAAACATATTACTCATATCAGTAACTGCATATGTATCAAAAAAACTAATATTGACATTAAAATTAAAACACTTACTAAAACACGATTCAAGACTAGTATTACTTAATATAGTAGGAACATCTGTTGCTGTTATTGTTAATTTTGTATGGTGTAAATTTTCAAATTGTTTTCCAGCACGGGATAATGGTGCTCCACCAAATTGAATTATTGTAAAAATATTAGGGCTTAAAATGTTTCTATTAGGATCATCTATACCATAAGTATAATAACCATTTGTATTAGATAATGAAAACCCATCAATAAATGTATTATTATTATTTATATAAGTACCTTGTATTTTTATTGTAAATATTGATGGTATTTCTTCATAAATATTCATTACATATATTTTTAAATTTCCACTTGTTATAAATGGTATTGCAGGATTAATATTTTCAATTGTATCGGTTGAATAAAAACTATAAATAAATGTAAACATAATTACTTTATTTGTATCAATATTGCAGCAAGTTTTATCCTTTATAATTTTTGTATAATTAGCATTTTGTAATCCATATGCATTATTATCATTTGAATAATTATATTTAGCTATTGTATTATTTTTTAAATTAGATATTCTTGAGCTGGAAGAAACAGCACCTTGTATAGAATATTCTCTATTATTAGGTTTATATATACTATATTTTTTAATTAAATTTTGATTATATGGTTTATTTAATATAGATGGGCAATTAGTTCCGCATGTTTTATAACATTTTGAATTTATTAATAATTGTGGTCCTCCAATATTATTATCATTAGGAAATAATGCTAAACCATATATATTAAAATAATCTATATTACTAGATTTGGTATATGATTGTGTATATATATTACATTTACTTTGTAAATAGCTTGAAGTATCTATAAAATTATTATTGATAGGTGTTATTTGGTTATATTTAATAATATTTTTTTCAGGATTGCAGCATATATATTTACCAATTGGACCATTTTGACAATTAACAATATCATCATGTGTAATATTATTTGCAATATCTGTATTAAAATTATTGTATTTATCGCTTGATATATTTGATACAATTTGAGTAATTAAAATATTATTACTATTAGTTGTTAATATTACTAATCTATAATAACTATATGATTGGATATAATTTACATATATTATTGTATTATATTCCAACAAATCAGTTTCATAAAGAATATTCCAAGTATCAGCGGGATTGTTACTACATAGCAATTTTACTTGTTTTGGTCTTGGATTAATAGTTGTGTTTGGTGTTATTAAAAATGATTTTAATTTAATCGCTACCGGGATTTGGAGTTGAATCCATTCACCTAAAATTGGTCCTGTATTTGTAATTGTAGATGTAGTTGGATATACAGATCCACTACGCCAAGAATTATCTGTATCATCAAACGTGTGCCACGGTAATAAACCTGCTCCTGCATTAGAAGACGCACTTGCAATATAATTTCCATTACCATAGGTATTGCCATTAACAATAGTAGTATCTTGAGTCATAGCAATCGGAGGATATTCATTAATTGAAATCAATTCCTCAAAAAATGTTAGTTCAACTATGTTTACATACGGTTGACTACCTCCACCTGTCAATATTACTAACCTATAATAAGTATATAATTCGTTAGCATTTACATATATTGTTGTAGGGCTTAAATTAGAATATGGCATATCATCGGTTTCATAAAGAATATTCCAAGCATTAGCAGGATTGTTACTACCTAGCAATTTTGCTTTACTTGGGTGTGTAGCTGAAATACTATTTAGTGCTATTACAAATGATTTTAATTTAATTGCATTCGGGAGTTGGAGTTGAATCCATTCACCTATAATTGGTCCTGCAGTTGTATTTGTATATCCAGTTGGAGTGTTAGTAACGTTAGTTGTAGTTGGATATAGAGATACACTACGCCACTGAGCAGTTGTATCATTAAATGCATTAAACGGTAATAACCCTGTTGCACTATCAGACGCACTTGCAATATAATTCCCATTACCATAGGTATTGCCATTAACATTTAAACTATCGGCAGTCATAGCAATCGGAGGATATTCATTAATTGAAATGATTTCCTCAAAAAATTGTATTTCCCTTAATTCTGTATAATTATTACACCAGTTATCAGTTGATATTATTCTACCGGGTTGTTCACTTTCTAAAATAATATTTTTAGATTTGGTCCCGCCTCTTATTTTATTTGGTTGCAATTGTTTTCTCCATGATTTTATTGGGCGAGGTATAAAAGCATTGGCATCTAACTCATCCAATTGAGACTTATCCCAGTATCCATTTGTTGCAGGTCTTGAATTGCTTGAAATAATTTGTGTTATATTTTTCTTACCAGCTATATATTTTTGATTTTGCCAGTTATATGTGAAATTTAAATTTGTCATAATTATATATATATTTAATATTATGTTATTTTTTATAATAATATATAATATATTATATTAATGGAATTAGATCCAAAAATATGGGGACCACATTATTGGTTTGTTTTACATACTATTACATTGGGATATCCTTTAATGCCAAATGATATTAGTAAAAAAAAATATTATGAATTTATTCATAATATACCATTATTTATTCCTGTTAAACAAATAGGTGATAAATTTAGTAGTCTTTTAGATAAATATCCTGTTGCGCCATATCTTGATTCTCGTGATTCTCTCATTAAATGGTTTCATTTTATACATAATAAAATAAATATTGAACTAAATTTACCAGAAATAACTATGTCAGAATCATTAATTAAATATTATAATAATTATAAACCAATAAAAGATACATTTATAGATTATTATAAATTAAAACATAAAATAATATTCTTGTGTATTATTGTTATGTTATTATATTTAATAAAATATTTATATTATATATAATGTTATCACATAACCATAAACAATTTGGGGCATCTGCAATTGCATCTGGTGGATATGGGTGTGTCTTTAATCCAGCACTACTATGTAAAGGAGAGAAAATGCGGACACATGGTATTAGTAAATTATTAATAAAAAAACACGCCGATCAAGAATTAAATGAAATTAAAAAATTTGTTCCATTAATAGAGCAAATACCAAATCATAATAATTTTTTTATTATATCTAATATTTCATCGTGTATTCCAGATAAATTAGACCAACATGATTTTATTGATTTTAATACTACATGCAATAAAATAATAAGTAGGGTTAATGTAACGGAGCATAACATTAATAATAATCTTAATAAATTTAAAATACTTAATATACCAAATGGTGGTAGCCATATATTTAATTATTTTAAAACATTTAATAAAGAAATATTTGATACATTTAATAATTCATTATTACTCTTATTAACTGGTGGAATATTACCTATGAATGCAAAAAATATATATCATTTTGATTTAAAAATGGATAATATGGTTATAGATAATTTAAATACGATAAGAATAATTGACTGGGGATTGGCTGGAATACAAAATAATAAAAATATCCCCGAACAAGCACTTAATAGACCGATACAATTTAATTGTCCAATAACTAATATCTTATTAAATAAAGATGTTAGACAATTAATAAAAAAAGCATTACTAGATATTAAACCTCAAGCACTAGCATCAAATACTTATCTAAAATATGAATACATATTACCATTACTTAATAAATTAATGCCAGAAATATATAATTTACAATATGAAGGACATCTTAGTTATATGAAACATTTTTATGTTAAATATTATAAAGCTAAAGGAAATTATCAAATAAATAATGATGCTCATTTATTTAAATCTATAATTATAAGATATTTGGCTAAAGCAATTATTACATATACAAATAAAAATACATATGAATTTTCAAGTGAAAAGTATTTTAATGATGTATATAAAAAAAATGTAGATATATTTGGATTTATAACATGTTATAATGATTTATATTCATATATTATAGATAATAATACAAAATGGACTGATAGTCTATTATCAAAAAATACACTATTGCATAAATTACACCAATTATGCAATAAATATATATATTATAATACATATTCTAATAAAGCTATTAATTATAGTGAACTTATTTTAGATATACAATCTCTTTTATTTAATAAAAAACAAGAGAATTTATTAGCAATACATAATCCTAATTCAAATAAAATATCTAATAAAAAATCTAATAAAATATCTAATAAAAAATCTAATAAAATATCTATAAAAAAATCTATTAAAAATAAAAAATGTAAAAAAGGATATCGTATAGATAAAAAAACACTCAAATGTCAAAAAATATTATATTGATAATATTTATATAATATGATACAATCTAAACAAATTGGAGGAAAAGCTATAGCAGAAGGTTCATATGGGTGCGTATTTAAACCACAACTTATATGCGACGGTAAAAATACAAGACAAGATGGAATGATAAGTAAATTAGGAATTAAAAAGGATATGGAAGATGAAATAAAAACTATTACACAATTTTCAAAAATATTAGCAACTATTCCAAATAATAAAAATTATTTTATTGTATCAAATACTTCTATATGTAATCCTAAAAAATTAGACACAATAATAGACCTTAACGATTTTGATAATACGTGTGCAATTTTAAATAAAAAAGGCATAAAAAAACAAAATGTTAATGATCCTAATATATTAAAAAACTTAAAAATAATTAATATTACTGATGGTGGTGTAGATTTATTATATTTTATTAAGAATAATCATTTAACTAAAATAACATTTAATAAAATCAATACTTCTTTAATAGATCTTTTAAATAATGGAATTACACCGATGAATAAAAAAAATATTTTACATCTGGATTTAAAAATGGAAAATATTTTAATAGATACACAATACAAAATAAGAATAATAGATTGGGGATTAAGTGCAATAATCAATCAAGAAAAAATACCCGAAATGTATTCAAACTCATGGAGTTTTCAATATAATTGTTTACCAAGTGCTATTATACTTGGGCAAAAATTTAAATTATTTTTAAAAAAAATGTTAAATTATATTTATTATAGTAAATTAATAGATAATAAATCTATACAACCCGCTGATATAATAACAAGACATAATATAAATATTATTTTAAATAAATATATATTGGATATTATCAATGATAGCGATTCATCAAAAGCGCATTATGATTTTTTTATTACTATATTTTCTAAAATTAATGGTGAAAATGAAATAAGTATTAAAAAATTTCTGCTAGATTATTTAACTAATATTGTGATGAAATATATATCAATTGATAATAGTAGAGGTAATATAATAAATAAAAATAATATAATATATGCAATAAATTATAATAATAAAAATAATAATATTAATACATTAGATACATCACATTATAAAGATGATATTAATTATATATTTAATAGCAATTTGTATTTTAATGAAGTATTTAGATATAATGTTGATATATGGGGGTTTTTAATATGTTATTCAAATTTATTAGTATTAAATAATTTATTTTTAAAAAATGATGATAATACGCGTAAATTTGAATCTAAATTACAAGAAATATTAAAAAGATATATGTTAAATGATGCGTATTCTGTTAATAAAATCAATATTCTAGAATTAACAAATGATGTTAAATTGCTTTCATTTAAAGAATTTAAATCTGCAATACCAATAAGTGGAGGTTATTCAATCAATAATAAAAGTAATAAAAAGTACAAAAAATATAACAAAAAATATAACAAAAAATCTACAAGAAAACATATGAAAAAACCTATAAAAAATACAAAGAAATTAAATAATAATTAATAAATAATAAATATAATACTTATATAAATGCACATAGGATTATTTATTTTTATAATTTGTGGGTTTATAATACTTAATATATATCATGATGGAAAATATACTAATATGTTAAAATCTTGGAAAAAATATTATCAAATGGGTTTTATAGGTTTTTTAGGATTATCAATTTATATATTTTCAAAAAAACACCCAGCACATTCTAAAAGTTTATTAATTCATGCGAATAATTTAATAAAATATGCACCAATTGATAAAAATACAGCTAATTTATTAAACCCTATATTTGATTTAACAAAAAATAATAATTTTTCATACGACCAATACAATACCAATACTGATAATAATAGTAGTAATAAAAATACCACTATACAACATACATCAAATAACGTTAATGTAAAAGGTCCCACTAAACGTTCTGTTAGTGAGACTAAAAAAAAATTCGTAGCATCAAGCCAAAATTGGAAATGTGGGAAATGCACAAAACAACTTACTGCTTGGTTTGAAGTAGATCATAAAACGCGTCTAGAATATGGTGGCTCTAATGAAGTTTCTAATCTAATAGCTTTGTGTAGAGAGTGCCATGGAGAAAAAACAACAATGGAAAATTTATAATATATTTAAAAGAATAAAATTTAAAGAATATCATTAAGAGCTGTTATTTGTTCTAGTGTTAATGATTCAGGATATATCACGGAAAATTCTATGATTAAACTGCCTTTATGTCCATCTCGTTCTAATCCTAAATTGGGAACCATTTTTTTATATCCATTACATATAACATTTCCATTAGTATTATTTATTTTCAATATTTTATTATTAATAAATGGTAAATCAAATGAAAATCCACATAATGATTCTTTAAATGTAAGAGATTTATAATATATTAGATTAAGACATTCTCTCTTTAATTGTGTATTATTTATTATTTTAACAAATAATTTAATATCTCCCTTATTGGTATCTGATATAATATTGCCCTTTTCAGGAACTAATAAAATTTCATTGTCATCAATGCCTTTAGATATCAATACATATATCGTTTCTTTTTCATTTTTTGTATTTCCTAATTCATTGCGTATCCATCGTTCAATTTCTATGCATTTAGTGCATCCAGTATATGCTTCCTCCAAAGTAATATCTATATTTTTAATAATAGGTATTGGCTTTTGCATTGTTTGTGATAAATTTACAGGGATGCCATTTCTTAAAATATGAATATTTGATGAAGTATTATTAAACATATTTGAAAATCCGTTTCCACCAGCAAATAACATATTAAATATATCATTTGGATTTATATGCTGAACATTTAAATCATCAAATGATATATTTCCATTAGCATTACGATTATCATAATTTTTTTTAGTATTAATATCAGATAAAATGGTATATGCTTCATTTAATTCTTTAAATTTATCATCTTCATGATTGCCATTTTTATCAGGATGATGTATTAATGATAATTTTCTATATGCCTTTTTAATTTCATCATGAGATGCATCATTTGATACTCCTAAAATATCATAATAATTTTTATCCATTAATATATTTATTAATGGATAAATATAAATACATATTAACTTATTTAAATATTTACATAATATGGAAAAATCTTTCATTCAAAAATATAAACCAAAAACACTGATTGATTTTAATTTAGCTGAAAACTTATTTCAATTACTTAATACTTTTATATTAATTGATAGTATTAATATTTTAATAGTAGCAAATAGTGGTATCGGTAAAACATCTATTATTGAATCTATTATAAAAGAATATTATGGTAATAATTATGATATTTCTAATGTTTTATATATTAATTCACTAAAAGAACAAGGAATATCATTTTATAGGTCAGATGTTAAAACTTTTTGTCAAACAAAAAGCACTATTTTAAATAAAAAAAAATTTGTCATTCTTGATGATATGGATATAATTAATGATCAAAGTCAACAAGTGTTTAGAAATTACATTGATAAATATAGTAATAATGTCCATTTCATTGCATCTTGCACTAATACTCAAAAAATAATAGATAGTATACAATCACGTCTAAATATTATAAAAATAAAATATTTTAAACCAAATCATTTTAAAAATATATTAGATAATATTAAATTAATGGAAAATATTAATATGGATGAAGAAGCAGAAAAATTTATATTATCTATATCTAATAATTCTATACGCACACTTATTAATTATATGGAAAAAATTAAATTAATAGATAGATTTATAAATAAACAAACAGCGATACATTTATGCACTAATATAAATTTTATAGATTTTGAATTATATACACAAATGTGTATGCAAAATAATGTAACTGGTGCAATAAAAATATTATATGATATATTTGATAATGGATATTCAGTTATGGATATATTTGATAATTATTTTATATTTATTAAAAGTGATTATATGATAAATAAAAATGAGTTGAAAAAATATGAGATTATTAAATTACTATGTAAATATATTTCTATATTTCACAATATACATGAAGATGAAATCGAACTTGCACTATTTACAAATAATTTAATACAAATATTATTGAGCAATACTATTGATTAATAACAATTTACCTATATTTGTATTACTAGATAATACTTGTTCTGCATTCATACGCGCAAACCATTCAAAATTAGTTCGCATTAATATTTCATCTGCTGGTATATAAATACCATAGCAAGTAGGCATAAATTCTATAAATGAATCATGCATTAATTCGTCTATCATTACAGGCTTATTATCATTATTTTTTGTCCCTAGTATTCCTCCATCTATTTTTGTAATCTCTCCAGAGTCTATCATTTTTTGGCATTTTTGAGAGATATTTCCAGTAATTTCTGATTCATTTGTATAATCTGTAGAGAGCAATACTTCTATATAATTAATTAATGATAATATATGTGAATTTTCTTTAAGACTACCCATAAATTTTGTATTTACACAAAATTGTGTTCCCATTTGATTTGTTATATTTTTATTTACAAATTCTCCAATAAATGGACCATTATTATAATTTTTATTATAAATATCTATTAAATTTTTTGTGCAAATAAAAGATGATGGTACTATTATACCACCATAACTATATAAAATTTTTGCCATTGCTAACTCTCTCAAATAGTTTTTAATAGGATAAGGCACTAAAGACATATCGTGCGACCAACCAGGTATTATATTAGTAAAGGTATTATCATCTATTATTACTATATTAAATGATTTACCACAATGGTTAATTATACTATTAATGGTTAGATATTGATATGGTTGATTTAAATCTGTGCTATTTCTTGAATAAAAACTTTTCCAATGTCTTGAATTTTTATTGTAATTTAAATGTATCCATAATAATGGTTTTTTTGTATTAGATAATGAAGAATCTTCTAATAAATATTTTTTAATTAATTTATACTGATCAAAATCTTCGCCAAATCCATATTTATATCTATATTTATTATACAATAATCCAAGAACTATTGACATTATTGCTATTGCAATAGAATTTAAAATCTTCATATATTATAAACATTATATTTTATTAATTTGTTATATGTTTTAATTTGCTCCACCAAGTATCATTAACAATTCGTATTTTTTCATCTTGTTTTGCTAATGTGTATGCTCGTTCCATATCTGATTTAATTCTTAATTCTTTTTGTTCCAATAATTTATTCATACCTACATCTTGCATTTCAACGCTATTTCTCTCTGTATCTTGTATACTTCTTGTATTTATTAGTTCATTAATATTATATTGTTTTCTATTATTATAATCATCTATTGTTACAGGCACAACAGATTCAGTATGAGCCTTTTTAAGATCTTCATATGATAATTTACTAAATATATCAGACGAATATGTATCCGGTTGTTCTGTAGTTAAATCATATAAACTTGATGTGTTTGTAATCTCTTTATATTGATTGTGTATAATTAAACTTCTCATTTTAGTTTTTTTATCCTCTATTATAGAATTCATTGTATTTTTTGTTGCTATTTGTGTTTCTATATCTTCATCACTCACTAACCATGAACCATACCCTGCTGATTTATTTAAGTCTGGTATTTGAGATGTTTCAAACATATCATTAAACCATTTATTAAAATCTGGTTTATTTTGTATATTATAAGCATTCAATAATTTTTCATTTTCTTCATTTTTCTCTAAAATATATTCTGTATATTTTGTATTATTATTTGTTGATTTATACCGAAAATCATATAAGTTATATATTAATTTATATGCAGATGTAAAAAATAAAAAATAATCTTTATTTAATCCAGATTTATCTGGATGTGTCATTAATACTATTTTTTTTGCTTTTTTTAAATCGTCGATATTAAAATTATAATCTAAATTAAATAATACTAATAATTCTTTTAAATTATAATTTTCTATATGTAAATCTAATTCTTCCATATTTATAAAGTATTTATAATATTTTTATATTTTTAACATTATTATAAATTACTGTGTAATAAACATATATTTTGTTATATTAATATTCACATTATGGTCTAAATATCTTGAACAATCTTAATATATTTCTTATTTACTATTGTATAAATATATAAAGAAAATATTATTATATTATATACAATAATGACAACAAAAAAAATGCAAAAAAATGCAAAAAAATATGAATGTATATTATGTGCATTTAATACGAGCAATAAAGCAAATTATAATACACATATAACAACTCAAAAACATAAAAAATTAATAAATACAACACCTACATTAAAAAAAATGCAGAAAAATGCAGAAATATTTGGTTGCACTTGTGGAAAATCATATCCATATAGAGCATCTCTATATAATCATAAAAAAAAATGCATTATTCAAGATTTAACCATAAATGATGGAAATGATGATAACGAAGAACTTAAAGTGGATTATACTATAGTAATTAATAATTTATTACAACAAAATAAAGAGCTGCAAACAACTATTAAAGAATTAATTCCCAAAATAGGAAATAATAATACTAGTAATAATATTAATCAAAATATAAATATATTTTTAAATGAACAATGTAAAGACGCAATGTCTCTCACAGATTTTATAAATACAATACAAGTAACTATTGCAGATTTATTATTTACAAAAGAAAAAGGTTTAACTCAAGGAATTACAAATCTCTTTCTCTCTAATTTAGAAAAATTGCCATTAATACAGCGCCCTTTATGGTGTAGTGATAAAAAAAGAAAAAGAATGTTTATTAAACAAGATAAATGGATAGAAGATAAAGAACGAGAGAAAACTCATGAAGCAATATATACTATATCAAAAATACAAACTAGAAATATTACTAAATATATAGCAGATAAACCAAATTGGATGATGAATGATAAAATTAAAGATAATTATATGCATATAGTCAAAACAGTTACAGATACAATGGAAAATAAGACAGAAAAAATAGTAGAAAATATAGTAGATAGAATTCATTTAACAGAAGACACCAAAGACAAAATATTGCAATAAAATTTATTCTGTCTTAAGCAATTCTATATTAATATCTTGTATATGGTCTGGTATATTGTCGCATTTAGATATTACATCATTTATACCTATTTTTGAAGCATATAATACAATTATAAATCCTATAATAACTGGTATTAATTCTTTTATAAGAAAGAAATCATCATCAAAGTTGGCATCATATTTTGTATCAAATAACATATCTAATATTTCTGGACTATAATTAAATTCTGGTGTTTTATGATGTTGAATATGATAATTATTTTTTATCATACTATAATTAAATATATGAGTAGCAGTATACCATATTGCTGAATATATTACTATTTTTTTACTAAAAATATTAATATTAAATAAATTTGGAATTAATAATAAAAAAACAGACACATATTACACAATGATTACGTCCTTAAATTTATAGTTCGTGAATATTTATTAGTAGTATCATGATGTATAATTTTATGAAAATTAACTTTATCTATAATAGTTATTTTATGGTAAAGTATATTCAGGTGTTCATAATAATGTTCCTAGTAAAATGGTGATACAAGCAAGTGTAATTAATTTAAAATAATGCAGATTTGGCATATTCATATATACATATTATATTTAAATAATTTCACTATATTATTACGCAACAGAGAGCATATATTTTTGCATTATTTTGCATTAAAGTGTTGTATTTTTGTTGTATTTTACTTTATGGTAGTACGATAGGATATAAATATAAATATTGTTATATCTTATACGATGTAATATATTATACATATATAAATAATACATTTTTTGCATCTTTTTTCGTTGTATTTGGTTGTATAGTCTTTTTTTTTGTTATAGAAAAAAAATGTTTTTTGAGTTTTTAGCAAAAAACGAGATTAGAGCATTATGCTCTCGTTTTCGTTTTTTTATATAAAAATTATGCTTTGGGCTATTTTCTTCGTTATTTTCAAATCTATTTTGGATTTCTAAAAAATGGACAAGGTTTTTCTATGTCCAAAATGAAAAAAAATCCTATAGATTTAAAGTTAAAAAAGTAAAATTTCTTTAAGTAAGGATATTATACTATATTATACTATATTATACTATATTATACTATATTATAATATATTATACTATATTATAGACATACTTATAATATATGCTATACACGAGACTACAACAGTTATAATATATAATATGAGAACTTTAACATAAATAGAGTCAGTATAAGTATTTGAATAATCGGGTTCATTATTACTAATTGAAACGATTGCAGATTCATTTGAAATAATCATATATTATACTTGAGATTATATTATTATATATACCCACATATTTCTGCATAATAATTAGTATCATTTTTTTTTAAACTGAATGGTTTCCCACATCCATATATAATTTTCTCTCTTATATATTTTTCACATAATAATTGAGATGTATGAGGATTAATCTGCTCTAATGATACTATAAATACTCCATGCCTAAAAATAGCACAATTTATATCTTTTTTATATATGATAATAATTTTGTTACAATGTGGACAATCTATAATGATTTCTTCATTATTCATTATATAATATTTATAAACATTATATAAAAAATTGAAATAAGTATATTAAAAGAATATGTTTAACACTTATATATATTTAAGATGAATATAATCATTCATGAATGTGGTATTTGTTGGAGAGAATTGACGGGAAATAATAATATTATAATAACAGCATGTAATCATCGTTTTCATGCTAATTGTTTTATAAGAAATATTCATGAAACAAATGTATTTACTTGCTTTATTTGTAATAATAATATTATGATAGAAGATGGACATAACACTAATATTGTTAATACTATTAATATTGATAATATTATAGCTGATGACATTTTTGACGAAGAAAGCATTAATAGTAATACTAATGCGATATATCATGTAGAAGATATTAATGATACTATGATATATAATAATGAAATAGATTATGATATGGATTCATTTGAAAGATTGAAAATTGGTTAATATATACCCAATGATGGTATTGTATATTCACCTTTATGATTTTTAATATATTGTGCTATAATTGTGGGGGTTTTAGAATTATTAATAATATCTTCTGTTTTATAAACATTATTAAATATATCTATATAATAATGTATTCCTTGTATATCTTGAACAAATACCTCTAATTTATTTAATACTAAACATTGCATTTTTTCTTCTATTTGAACTTTTCCGTGTGGAACGCCTTTAATATGTGTTCCGCAAAAATCAAAATCGAGTTTTTTGCGACGAGTGCATTGTTCTTCATTTGCTCTCTTGGCATTACAACGATCATATTGAGGAACAATATTTTTAATTCTTTTTCTCTTTTGAAAATCAGATTTTTCAATATTAAAATTATGATAATCATATATATATTGCATTAATTGAGAGAATTCGGGATGACTTGATATTTCATTAGCATTACCCCAAGATTTTATATCATCTTTAAATGATTGCATATAAAGTTCGCATTTTTTATTAATTCGTCTCTCCATATTAGTATTTATATTAAATATTATATATAAAATATGTTTATTTCAATTTTTTATTATATTTAAAATATTAACGTATAAAGCATTATTTATATATAATATTTAATATAAATATATAAATAATGATATTTAATTTTTATAAAAATATTAGTAATAAAGGTTGTAGTTTAATAGATAATATTGATAATACAACTTTATATTATCATGTGTATAATGAAGATGATGATAAATTTATAGAAAAATCCATATATTTAGATTCTGAAAAATTAGATATATGTTTAAAAAATATTTCTCATAATACTATTATAGAAATATTACAAAAAACAAATATTTTAAAAAGCAATATAGATTACAATTATGAAGGATTTAAATATAATAGTGAGAAAAATAAATTAGTATTAATATTTTGTATATAATATACATAAAATTTTACGTAATTTTTTCTAATATATATTTTTTATAAAAATCATCAATCGTTAATCCAGATGTATTAAATATATTTTTATAATAAGTTGATATATCAAATTCTGTTTGATATTTTATATAATAACCTAATTTTGTATTATAATTACCGCTCGCCCATCGTGTTGTCCCATTTATATTTCTTACAGAATACATTACATAAGGTATTTCTTTTACAAGATGTAATACATTATTTTGGTATAAATGAAATATTATTAATTGTTCTAGATTCCAATTATATTTATTTTTCATTTTCATAAAATATTCATTTGACCTAAGCACAAAATTATTTAATATATTCAAATAAGACTCAATATTACTTTTAAATAAAACCACATGCCTATCAGTATATCCATCATATTTTTCACTATCTGGTATCCATATGTAATTTTCATTCATAAGTTGTATTTTTGGATGAGGTAATTGATATATAAAATCACTTCTTGTAATAATAAAGTTATCATATTTATTTATTAAATCATTATCTATTAAATTTTTTAATAAAAACCATCTAAAAAATATTAATATACCAGCAGAACCAACATGTTCATTATAATTATCTTTTATTCCTCCTAAAAGATGGTCTTTTATTTTTAAAAATTCACGCCAATATAAATGAGTTTTATATGTATTTATATTTTGTTCACTTATTAAATTATCTAGATTATTATCTGCACTTTTTTTTACTCCATAAATTTGATTTTTCCAAAAATCATCTGAAAAATCTTTTGTATGAACTATTATTTCATCATCATCAAAGTTATCAAAATTTATTATATTTTCATCATTTCCATAATACGTAATATTTTCACTAGATTGTTGTGGATATTTTATTTTACCATGTACAGCATTCACATTTTTAAGACATTCATATTTAGATTTTGTTAAAGATATTATATTATATGCATATTCAAATGCATCACCAAAATCATATGGTTCATTATATATAAATTTGTATTTTGCTAAATTATAAAAAGGATTATCATAATTATAATCAGGTTTAACTCCGATACATACACACAAATCCGCATTTAACTCATCTATTACATTTTTTTTAAAATTATTAAAAGTTATCTCATGTGCTCTAGTTTCTGCTAAAATGATAACAAGAGTTTTAGACATAAGTATATAAATAATATATATATATAAATAATATATATATTTATATATATTTATATTTTTAGATATACGTATATCTAAATATATAGTTATATATTTATATATTTAATATATTAAATGAAAAGGATTGTTGTTTTAGGAGGTGGTGGATTTATTGGTGGACATTTAATTACCAAATTAAAATCTTTAGGCAATTGGGTCAGAGGTGTTGATATTAAATATCACGAGTTTAAAAAAACAGATGCTGATGAATTTATTATAGCAGATTTAAGAGATTTAATTAGAGTTGATGTAATAATTGATGATACTATAGATGAAGTATATCAACTTGCAGCAGATATGGGTGGTTCAACGTATATTAATATAGGGGAACATGATTCAGATGTTATGCATAATTCATGTATGATAAATTTAAATGTATTACAAATTTGTTCACAAAAAAATGTTAAAAAAATATTTTATTCTTCATCAGCTTGTGTATATCCTGAATATAATCAATTAGATCCAAATAATCCTAAATGCAGTGAAGATAGTACATATCCTGCTGAGCCAGATAGCGAATATGGTTGGGAAAAATTATTTAGTGAAAGACTATATTTTGCTTTTCATAAAGATTTTCCAAAATTAGATATTCGTATTGCTAGATTTCATAATATTTATGGCCCATATGGTACATATGAAGGTGGGAAAGAAAAAGCACCAGCCGCATTTTGTAGAAAAGTTGCTTTAGCAGGAAATAATGATGTTGTTGAAGTTTTTGGAGATGGAAAACAAACAAGAAGTTTTTTATTAGTTGATTCTTGTATAGAAGGTATTTTAAGATTAATGGAATCTGACTTCAAAGGACCTGTAAATATTGGTTCGGAAGAAATGATTAATATGAATGATTTTATGAATATGATAATTAATATATCAGGCAAACAATTAACTATTAATAATAAAGATTTTCATGGTGTAGGTGTAAGAGGTAGAAATTCCGATAATAAATTAATTAAAGATAAGTTAGGATGGGAACCTATATATCCACTAGAAAAAGGTATTAAATTAACTTATGATTGGATAAATAATGAAGTGAGAAAAATAAATTAGTATTAATATTTTATATATAATATTTCTGCAAGTTAACTAGCTTTATCTAAATCAGTAGATATTGAAATCTGACTAATTTGTGTTATTTTTTTTTCTAATAAATCTAATTTATCTTTTAAATCTGTTAAATAATTTAAATTATATTTATTAAAAAATTGTAAATAATTTGAATACAAATTAATATTTTGTATTAATATATTATTATTATAATTAAGAGTTGTAATATAATTATCTATATTTAGTCCATTAATATAAATATTTTTTTCTGAATCCATTTCTTGTTTATTGGAATTATAATAATTTGTCATTTCTTGTAATATTTGAATAATATCATTATATATATTATTAACTAAATCAAAATTATATGATTTATATGGTTCTAGATCTTTATATACTGGATATTTATTTTTTAAATTGCACATTGTTTTAATTTTTTCATTATATATATTTTCTATAGCATATTTAGAAATAAGTTTTAATAATTTATAATATTCGCAATATATTCTATTGTTTATTAGTTCAAACATTTTTTCTAGATTAATATATTCAAATTCTATTAATGAAATTTTAAAACAAAATGAATCCAATGCAAATCTTAATAAATTTGAGTCTATTGTTTTATCTCTTTGCATATAATTCATATAATTATCTTTTACTTTTTGTTTAAAATTTTGTATTGTTTTAAATAATGAATTAATACTTAAGCGCGATAATTTAATATCATCAAAATTATGCCTTAATTGAATAAGGTCATTATTACTCATACTATTATTAGTATTCATACTATTCGTTGCACTATTACTCATAATATTATGCTATAATTTTATTTATTAGTATATATAATGAGTGAAACACAAACATTAGATGAAAAACATATATTTGCTAACTCCAAAATTATATGGACAGATGAGCATGTAAATATATTAGTAGAATGGGCTGATAAAGCCATGTGCTACAATTGGATGCATACCAAAAATTATGAAAGATACAATTGTTTTAATACTTGGTTCACTATACCAGTAATTGTAATGAGCACATTAACAGGTGCTGCAAATTTTGCACAAAATCGTGTCCCACCAAATTTGCAATCAGATTATGCAATGTTCATAGGAGGAATAAATATTATTGCCGGTATAATTACTACTGTGCAAAATTTCTTAAAAATTTCTCAATTAAATGAAGCTCATAGAGTTGCTGCTATATCATGGGATAAATTTTATAGAAAAATTAAAGTAGAAATATCAAAATGTCCTACAGAAAGACAAAATGTTGAAATATATATTAAACATTGTACTGAAGAATTTGATAGACTAATGGAGACTAGTCCAAATATAGAAGAGATTATTATTAAACGCTTTCAAAATACTTTTGAAAAAAAAACACCTACTATTAAAAAAATGCTTATAACTAAAATAAAAAAAATATTAATGAATATTCCAGAAGATATCTCTTATAATATAAATTCATTAACAGAGCAACAAAATGCGTTTAAATTAGTAAAAAAACCAGAAATATGCAATGTATTAGAAAGTGTTAGAAATTCTGTATATAAACCATTTCAATCTAATAAATTAGTATCTAATGAATCTTCTAATAATATACGAGATGTGGTAAAAAGAAAAATAGCGATGGATAATAAAGATAAAAAAATTACTGAATTTACTTCAAAATTCTTAGATCAATATGGTAGACACCCAACAGAAGATGAGATTATTGAAAATTTAGAAAACGATCAAGAAAATATTACAAAAGCAGTAATATCATCATGGGTTATTAAACATCAAAATAATAAAAAACTTAAACAACAACAAGCGTTAAATTCTCAAAATATTTTAAATGCTCAAAATAAATTACTTGTTCAAAATGTTAAATTACAGATTGATGATAATCCTATTATAATAACTGGAGAGAATAATATATAAAAATTTAAACTATCTAATCTCTCTATTAACCAATTTAATTAATTCTTTTTAAATATTATCAATCTTATGATTTAATGTATCTATTTATATACAATAATACATGTCTATTTAAATTTTATATATATATATAAAGTATGAATAGAGAGATTATAATATTTAGAAATACCAAATTAACAGATTTAGCTCAATATTGCAATAGCTTAATAACTAAACTTAACGCAAATTATACAAAAAATATTACTAATATTAATATATCGAAAGTAAGCATTGTAATTAAAAAAAAATTATTAATCGCACAAAATACACTCTATACAAAATCCCTTAATAATCTTAAATTATATTTTAATAATCAAGAAGTTCAAATAAATACAACAATACAATCAGCACCAATATGTATAATTAAGCGAAAATTTGCTATAATTATTGGTATTAATTATATTGGAAAATCATATGAATTGAATGGGTGTATTAATGATGCATTATTAGTTAATTCTATATTAACTAATCGAGGTTTCACAAATATTATATTATTAACAGATAATACACCTATAAAACCTACAAAATCAGTCATTATTCAAACCCTTAAAAATATGCTAGAGAATGCAGTTAGCGGAGACCTTGTGTGTTTATTTTATAGTGGTCACGGAACAAAAGTATTTGATTATAATAAAGATGAAGTTGGTTATTTATATGATCAAGCTATAGTACCAATAGATGGTAATATTTTAATAGATGATGAAATTAAAAATATAATAAATACATATTTAAAACCTAATGTTTCATTATTTGGTTTTTTTGATAGTTGTTATAGTGGTTCTGTTATGGATTTAAAATATAAATATGATAATAGCATAACAGATTATAATATTAGCGAAAATGAAAAAGAAACAATAACACCAAGCAATGTTATAATGATCAGTGGTAGTACAGAAGCACAATACAGTTATGAAGCATTTCTAGGTAAACAAGAAGGTGGTGCGTTAACTTGGGCGTTCAGTGAGGTTATTGCAAAAACACCAATATGTTCTTGGAGAGATTTTTTAAAAAATATAATATTGACTGTAAATAATGCAAAATTTCCCCAAACACCTCAATTATCATCTGGACAACTTATTAATATAGATAATGATATATGTTTTTAATTATTGAAATATTTCACCTGTTTTTTTTGGTAATACTATATAAAAAATAGCAATTAAAATAGTCCATAATAAATAAGGACCGTATGAAGAAAATTGAATATCCAATAAATTAAATATTTTAGTAATAAATGATATACATATTATAGAGCCTATAAATATAAGTAGTCCTTTTAAAAATGCATTCATATTAATATATATATAATATATTAATATATATTATATAAAATATTATAGAATATAATATGATAAAGGTATTTGTTGCTCATATTGTCTAATAATATATATATTATTAACTACTATAGAGTTATATTTTGAGTTCAGGTTATTTACACATATATCATAAGTATTTAAAGTATTTAAATCATTAGGATTTATATTAATAATATCGTGTTTCCCTAAAAATAAAACATATCTGATTATATGTGTATTATTTTGTATATTATTTTGTATATTATTATAATTATAAAAATAATAAAATGGTCCATATAATGCTTTATTGTCATTTCGTTTAATGCCAAATTTTTTTATAAAAATAAAATCATTATAATTATTATTGGTATATGCAATAATAGGAATCTCATATAATTTATCACCACATTCTTTATATAATAAAATAATGTCTGGATTATTAATAAAAAATAGCATAATATTTGTTGGAATATGTATATCTATATATGTTTGTAAATTAATTAATTCGTGTATAGTAACCCAACAAGTATTATTATTGGTTATATTTAACAGATTAGTGTTATTTTTTTCTACATATTTAAAAAATAAAAATATATCATCATTATACATTTTATAACCAGAATATTCTATATTAGTTTTTGATATTTTAAACATTTTATAAAATAAATCACCATTATTAGATTCATCAATATATAAAAAATCTATTATATTATTTTTTTTATATAATAAAAAAAGCAAAAAAGGATTTATATTAAAATTATTAATAGTATAAATAATAATATGTGCTTTTTTAGTTAATGCAGGATATTCTGGTATTATATTTAAATTATAAATATATTTTTGACTTTCAATATTATAATCTTGTATATTAAAAGACGACGATATATTTGGAATATATTTATTAATTTTATTATCTAATGGAAAATAAGTAGGTTTATTATAGTTTGTATCTATAATATCTATATTATTATTTAAAATATTTGTAGAATTAATATTGATAATTGTGTATATATCAGAGTTGTCTTGTATATAATCATCTTTTATAATATCATCATATGATATATTTGTTGTAATATATGGATTAATATTTGAATTCATATATACACTAATATGATGAAATATTTATTTTTCTATTTTTCTGCGTATTGTTTCACTTATTTTAATTTCTCTATTTTCTAAAATATAATTGGTTAAGTCTTCAACCTTTTTACTATCATTTTTAAAATATGTATCTAAACAGGTAAGTAATGTTTTCTTATTAATAACTCCTTTAACTTTATTTTGTGAATAAATAAGTTTTCCACCATTTATATCAATACCATCAATTTCTTTATCCTTCATTACATTAAGAATTATATTCGTTAATTTCTTTTTTTTATCTTTTTTTAATTTCATATCTTTTTGATATTGTTTTAATTCGTTATCAATATTGACCCATTCTTTAATATTATTAATTAATTGTTCTTTAGTATCTGAATTCATTATAATATAAATATATATATTCATATTTTTAAGTATATTAATTATTGATTTGTAATGTTATTATTATTATTATTATTATTATTATTATTATTATTATTATTATTATTATTATTATTATTATTATTATTATTATTATTATTATTATTATTGTCAATTAATCTGTTAATTAATCTGTTAATTAATAACATTTTATTTCCAGATACGGGTAGACCTGCATCCCTTAACATTTTTTTTAAAGTAATAATTGTATATTTACTATATTTCTCTATAGATTCTATAGAGTTATTCTCTGATAATTTTTCAGTAAAGTCTAATTTTTTATTTTTAATAGTTTTAATAGTTTTTAATGATTTTTTATATTTTGTGTAATGTATTTTACAATATGCACCATATGGTGTAATATATGTATGCTGATGACATTGCTCACTATCTTTGCATTGGATTTTCATTTGTAATGTTTCTGGTTTATTAATGCCTATGATATGATGAACACTATAAATATCTATTGTAGCAGGTAATATATTATTTATTATAGTTCTACAATAAGGACATTTAATTTGATGTTTTAATAATTTAATATCTAATATATTAACTACTATTTTTTTTTGATATATCTCTCTATATAATGGTATATAATTAAATTTATGACCACATAATAAAGTAATGCATGTATCATTTAGTGGTTCTAGTGATATTAAACATTTATCTGTATTATTGGTATTATCTGCATCATCATTTTTAAGAAGCTCTGAATAAAAATTCATATTTCCTTCAATATTATAATTTCCTATATAAGAAACAAAAGTCTCATTATTTGATATATCATTAAAAAATATATTATTATTTGACACATCATTATTAGAAACAGTATTATTTAATATATTATTATTTGACACATCATTATTAGAAACAGTATTATTTAATATAATATTATTTGACACATCATTATTAGAAACAGTATTATTTAATATAATATTATATGAAAAATCATAATGAAATAAACTCATAATGTATAATTAATTTATTATTTATATAATATATTTAATATACTTTAAGTAATTAACAATAAATAATAATAAATAATAATATTATTATATATGACTACTAGTTATTGGGGTCCTCCGTGTTGGAATTTATTCCATACATTATCATATAAAATAAAAAATTATAATGAATTTGCATTAATTAAAAATGATTTTTGGAATGTATTGATATCTATTTGTACCAATTTACCATGCCCTATATGTAAAGAACATGCTACAAAATTAATATTATCTGCAAATAAAAAATTAATTTTACAATCTAATAGAAATTTGCAATTATTTTTTATTGATTTTCATAATAAGGTTAATATAAATAAACGAAAACCATTATTTTCTATAGAACAAGCAGATAATATATATATAAATTTAAGCACTAAAAATGTGATTCTTGCTTTTATTGAGTCATTTAATGTTAAATATAGAAATATGACATTAATGAATAATACTTTTAATAAAAATAATATGATAAAAGAATTTATTCAATGGATTAGTATTAATCAAAAGTATTTCAATCCGTAAAGTAATTTAAAGAGTTTTAACTAATTCTCCATTTTTATATACAGAACATTTGAATGCTTGTTTTTTTGGTCTAGAACAATAGACTTTATTAGATGCAATATTATCATAATATAATAAAGATGTATATCCACTTGCACGAAATATAACATACCAAAGTCCTCCAAATAAAAACCCAAATAATAGACCAGTTATGACTCCTGCTATAGTGGTACATTTGCTTGATACTTTATTAATAGCATCAATAACAAATAATATAGATATAAAAGATATAATAGGGTAATTTAACTGATTTGTTTCTTTCATAGGTAATAATAAATATATTAGAGTGAATGCTATAAATACACTATTAAGAGATGGATTATTAAATTTTGAAGCATTATATGGAAGATTAACCAAAGAACAAGATGCATGAGTATCATCTGATTTCATACTTCCAATCATATTTAATAAAAAAATATTGACTACTCCGGTAATTAATATACCAGCTAAATAAATAAATCCTTTTAAATCTTGATTAAAAATAGATATCATAATCATAAAAAACCCTAGCAATATTGGAGAGATAGCAGATATAAATTGAAATATATTAGTTAATGTAAGATCCATTGGCATTTAATATATATATATATATTAATATATAGAGTTGTTATTATAAAAAAGTATTATTCAAATACTATATGCAATATATCTTCTATATTATCAACAGATTTAAATATAATATCATCTAAATTACCTTTATATTTTTGTAACCAATCATCAAAATCTTTATCATTTTCTTTTGGAAAAATAAATGTTTTAATACCAGATTGTATTCCTCCTAAAAGTTTGAGAGATAAACCACCTATTGCTGTTATTTTGCCTTGCAAACAAATCTCTCCCGTAATAGCTATATTATTCTTTATTTTTTTATTAAGCAATAAACTATATATCACTATAGTAATTGCGGTGCCAGCAGAAGGTCCATCTTTTGGTGTTGCTCCTTCTGGACAATGAATATGAATGCCTTGTAATTTTGTATCATTAAAATTAACATATATGTTTTTTTGTTCATCAAATGTTAATAATGACCATGCGAGAGATTTTGCAACAGACATACTCTCTTTCATTACGTCTCCTTGAAGTCCTGTTAATTTTAAATCCATAAATATATTAGAAGGAAATAGTGATGCTTCTATTGGCAATATTCCTCCTTTCCCAATAGAATTGGCCCATAATCCATTAATTATTCCTATCTTTGCAAATTTATGTATTTGTTTACGTTTAATTTCATTTCTATCCTTTAAAAATTTATATTTAATATCCTGATGTGTTATAATTATTGGAAACTCATATATCTCTTGTTGTTTTAATATAGATAAATTTATTTCTCCAATAATTTCAAATAATATCTGTTTAAGTTTTCTTACACCAGATTCATATGTATATTCATTTATAATATATTCAATAATCTCATCTGAAAATATGATTACGTTTTCTAATCCCATTTTTTTTAAGAGTTCGGGTAATATATGCTGTTTTGCAATGATTAATTTATCATTAGACGATAAATAATCAAATTTAATTCTATGAATTCTATCTAATAAAATTTTATCAATTAATTCTGCATCATTATATGAAAATATAAATAATGTTTTAGACATATCAATATCAATACCATTGAAAAATTTATCTTGAAATGTATCATTTTGAGAAGGGTCTATTAAATGTGTTAGTATGCCAATTAATTCTTTGCCATTTTCTGTTTTACTAATTTTATCTAATTCATCTATAAATATAATAGGATTCATACATTTTTTTTCCATAATTATATCTACTATTTTACCCCATGTGGAACCAACATATGTATAATTATGTCCATCTAATATACACCCATTAGAAGAACCACCTATAGCAATCAATGAGAATGGTCTTGGCGCTCCATTACTATCTTTTAAACATTCTGCTATTCCTTTTTTAGCCAATGATGTTTTTCCAATTCCAGGTGGGCCTTCAAATCCAAAACAATATCCAGTATGTTCTCCATTTATCCATTGCCCGATAACACGCTCTATTTGCCGTTTTGCTTTATCATGTCCATAAATTGAATCATTTAATATTTTACTAATATTATTCATATATAATGCAATTTCATTAAAATCAATACTTATTTTATTGCATGTATCTGGTAATATATTTATAGCAAATAAATACATTTCATTATTAATTGTAATATTTATATTTTTATTTATATCAAAAACAATATTTATGACATCATTTCTATATGATGTATATAGTTGTGATGTAATATTAGTTATATATTCACATAGTAAATTTTTTATATATTTTAATGATTTACCAGAATAAGATTTTTTATTTATTTTAAAATTGTATTTTTTATTAATTTTATTGAGATTATTAATAATATCTATAATTTTATTTTTATTTAATACTAAAATATGTAATTTAATATTATCTGCAATATCTAATACCAATTTATTAATATATTCGTTTTTAATAATATTATTGTATTTATTGATTTCTAGATTAGTATAATATATTTTAATAGGAAATAACGATGTTACAATATGTTTATTAAGTTTTGTAAGCATATCACAAAATATATTTTTAGTATTTTTCATTGTTGTTAATATAGGTTCTTCTTTATATATATTAAATGGAATTTTTAACAACCCTTCCAAATAATGTCTTGCTTTAGATCCCGACTCATCTGTTTTCGCTTTTACTTCTTTTAATTTAATAATAGCCCGCTCTTTTACATTATTATTTGATTTCATTAAATAAATTTGTTGCTCTAAAGGTATTTTATTAATATCAAAATTATCTAAATTTGTTTTATATTTTATAGATTGTGTCATAGCATCTTTAAAATTGTTTTTTATATTATATGGTAAACTATCAAATATTAATGATTGATTTTGCGTATCTAATGAACCATTAGATTCATTTGACAATAAATCATATAACATATATGCAATATATTGATATTCGTTCTCATTTGAATTAATTAATAGCTGAACTAGTGTAGTGCGTTGTGTATATATATCGGAGTTTAAAAAATCAAAAACTAATTGGGAAATAGGTTTTTGATTAATTAAATTAATTTGTATTAAATATCCCAAATATCTAGTATATAAATCTTCATCATCATAAATAAATAAATCTTTTAATGTTAAACATTGAACATAACGATTAAAAGATTCATTTATAAATGCTGGCTCTAATGGTTTATTTAAAATAAAACGTGATAATTTATTTTTTATATAGATAGAGTTTAAACAATCAACCATAATATTATCTATTATACCAAAAACAAT